CAGGATTTTATTTTTCTATATTTGGGATGAAGGGTGATTGCTGGGGATTATTGGAGAGAGATGGGGGTGGGTATATGAAGAAAGACTTTGGAGAGTATTTACTAGACAGCATTGAAGCATACGTCAGTGAATCCCAATATGCTTACTCATATCTTGTATGATGGCATTGAGACATACACTAATAAGGAGAGGGACATAATTGATAAGTGGTATAAGGATGTGTGGGGATATTGATGCACGATAACATTGAGGGTGATAGCAATGTCTGGGGAAACACTTTTCTGAAAACTTTGCGAGTAAATTATCTAGGCACCCTAAGTTTTTAAATCTCGCATGGGGTATACGGGGTACCCTGTCGCTCTATGTGCTGTCATACAAGCCATAATATCACCCTACCCTATGCCCTGATATCCCCTAAAATATTCGCTCTCACAGCGCCTTATAGAGCCTATAATATAACGCTATACTACGCTCTATTGTTATATTATTATATGCTATAGAATTGTAGACGTAAAAAAGCCAGCTATACGCTGGCGTAATGCTTGCTTATATTTGTGCTGGCGTTATCACTGATATAACAACTGATCGTCACCTAAATACAAATAAACGCTGCCCGCCTTTTCTGCTGCGTCTGTTAGCTCATCACCAATATCCCCTAGGCCTCTATGCCAGTATCCCACGCCATGGCTATTGCGAGTTAGTGCAAAGTCGTGGCCTGCTTGTGACATATCATAGTCCGGTAGCATTGCTGCCGTATAAATCAGCGCGCTATATTCACGCATAAAGTTAAGACAATCAGTCAGAATATGCTCGCACAATTCCTTTGAACATTGCTCGCTATACTCATCAGCATATTCTGAGTCATTGTCTACGTCCTCACCAATCATTACAGTAGACGACCACAACAACGCAGCGGCATATGCTCGGGTGAATGTGCGCTGATCGTTAGTCAGGCCTTTATGTGTCAGTATCCAATCATCTATATCGTACATAATATATAATCCTATATTGTATGTGTGTTAGCTATCAAGCATCTAGCTTAAAGCACGGCCTATTATCCCTTAAATAATTCTCCCTGTCCTCCATTGTCCATCCTTGCGCCTGTTCTTGCTTATCGCTTTCGTCCTCTTTGCTTCCCGGCATGATTTTAAAGTTGCATATCATACAGCAAAATCCGATCAGGAATGCGTATTCTAGCAGGCTGTATGCCTCAGCTAGCATAGCCCCTATGATACATAAGATAGAGATGCAGAATTTAATCATAATAGCCCGCCCAAATCTTTCGTTTGTTCGTACATATAGTTCACTCCCATTCTTTGTTACGCACTATCCCGCCCAGCTTGCCTACCTCATACATACGACTACTCAAGCGATCGCAAATAACTTCCATATGCGCGTCTGAGTAGTCATTCCCGAACCGCTGGCAGTCTGTTATATACGCTTTAAAATCCGCTATCGCCTCTTTTAGAGTAGCGCCGCTGATACCATGCGCAACATTACAAGATGCGCCAGTGTTTATATAATAGGTTACGTTCATGTTACGCACTCCAATTGCTGTCTCTTAACATTCCTACCCAATTGCCGATATTTCCGCGCATCCTTGGCTTGCTTGCGCTCTGCTTTAGATAGACGTTTGCTTGATGATTGTATGTATTTCATTGTCTGTTACTCCACGTCTTCGAGGGTGGCATTGCTGTATGTATACTCGCTGATAGTGCCATCTTTACACAAACTGTCAGTCCAATTATAGAATGCTTCATTGACAGCGGGTTCGTCGTTCTCACCGTATTGTTCAATAACTAGAGCTTTAATATCTGGCCATTGATTCATTAGCAACTCTATTTCGTCGCATAGTTTAGAGTCGATATCTGCCCGTAAATCATTCATAGCTTCGTTGTATTCTTCTGGAAAATACTTTTTAGCTTGTTCTAATGTAATATGAGTTTCCATTGTCTTATGCCTTCTGTGATTGATTGATAAGAACACGCAAAGCATTGGCGGCATTATTCCAGTACTCCTTATAGCAGAGTATGTATGCCTGCTCTTCTGTTAACTCTCTTCCTAAAATACTCTCACCCCATTTAATAATGTGGTAATTCTCAAAAGGGATAGCACAGGCACTGACTAATCCCTGTAACCAATCGTGACAATGTTTCTGTGTAATACCTCCCATTTCTGACTCTACGGTCAGGGTGGCAAATATGATTTTATCATCATCTGTTAGTAGCTCAATATCTGAATAATCACTATTGTCAATATTAGCGAGGATAAGAGCTTGATAATGTTTCTGAGTAATACCTTTCATAAGTCACCTATTGAGAATTAAAGGTTTGTAGCAATTACCAGCACTAGCACTAATACGAATGTAGCATAGTCCCAGAATGTTAATGTGGTAATGAATGATGATAGACGTTTAAGCATAACGATAATTCCAAACTGTGTTCACAATGTGTGCTGAATTAAGTTTGTTACACTCCCTCACAGCCTGTAGCTCAGTGTACAAGCACAGCTCACCGTCTATACCGTGCAAATAGTTTCTTTCGCCAGTGTGTCTGTTAGTGCTAAATACGATGTACATGGTCTTAACTCCAAAGTTTACCAGTGTTACAGTCAGTAGCAACTATTGCCGCTAGTCTCATGCGATAGCTCAGGTTACGCTGGCGATTAATGCGGGCAATTTTAGCACGGATACGATATGTTGGGTTCAGGATAATCATTTAGTTATTCTCCAAATAAGTTTGGTCGATATCAAAACAGCGTACATTGTCGGCGGTTTGGTTATGCGTTGCAGTAATCTCCCCATAGGTCGTCCTCTACCTGCTCGCCGAATTCGTCAAACAATCCTCCACCAACACCCGAGCAGCGAGGCCGAAAATCAATGTCAATCTCGGGGTGATTCGCCTCCATCCACGCGCGGAATGCGTCAGCATCCCCATCAAAATCATTTTCCAGCAGAACATATGTAGTGTTTTTGAAGTTGCTCATAATCATTTCTCCGTTGGTTTTTTGCCGCCCCAGAGGGCGGCGGTGTGGTTATGCGTTGCTAGATATCCCACCCGGTAGCTTCACGCACCATATCAGTAAGCATTTTGTCTGCTGCCTGTGCTGCTGTCTGTGCTTCTGCTGCTGCTTGTGTTGCTGCCCCTGCTGCTGTCTGTGCTGCTGCTGCTGTCCCCGCTGTCCGTGCTTCTGCTGTTGTCCCCGCTGCTGCCTGTGCTTCTGCTGTTGTCCATGCTGCTGCCTGTGCTGCTGCTGCCCATGCTGTCTGTGCTGCCGTCCGTGCTTCTGCTGTTGTCCGTGCTGTCTGTGCTGCCGTCCGTGCTTCTACTGTTGTCCGTGCTTCTGCTGCTGTCCATGCTGCTGCCTGTGCTGCTGCTGCTGCCCATGCTGCCTGTGCTGCTGTCCGTGCTGCTGTCCGTGCTTCCGCTGCTGTCCCCGCTGCCTGTGCTGCTGCTGCTGCCCATGCTGCCTGTGCTGCTGCCCGTGCTTCTGCTGTTGTCCATGCTGCTGCCTGTGCTGCTGCTGCTGCCCATGCTGCCTGTGCTGCTGCCCGTGCTTCTACTGTTGTCCGTGCTTCTGCTGCTGTCCCCGCTGCCTGTGCTGCTGCCTGTGCTGCTGCCTGTGCTGCTGCTGCTGTCAGCTTTCTATCCCCGGTTTTTAGATACGTAACAATCACGTTATAATGTTCAGTAGTACAGTACGACTCAATCAAATCTATATGAATAAGCGCCTGTTTTCTAGCGAATTCCTGTAGTAACCTAGTAGCATCAAATCTGGCGATGTACTCACGATGACTAGCTGCTATCTTGTCAGTCTGCCTATCTATGCCCCCGGATAGGTTAACAAGATAAAGCCAATTGCCGGGGGCATGGCTGAGTGCATCTAGTAGGCTCTCTGAACCATGCAAACCGTTATCACAGCATCTAATATCCCCGTCTACAGTGTGAGTAGTACCTACCCTGATTTTACGACCATCGCCGTAACGCAGTGTTTTACTGTCTTGCGCGAAGTAAAAAGCTCTGATTGTGTTCATTCTAGCTCTCCCGGGTAAAAGGTATCGTCAGTGGGTGGGCAGATAGAGCAGTTGCCCTACGCTGACATATGGTGGTTTACTGCGGATTGTTGCGGCGCCAAGCGCGGCCTGCGCGGCTGTTGTAATCAGCATTTGCTGCTAGATTACGCTGCGCAGGGGTTTGAGCGTCCGGGTACGACTCGCGAGCTAGAAAATGCGCTTGCTTTTCACTAACAGCTGGTATTTCATCAAGAATGTTGTTGCCCTGAAATATCACAGCAATAGTGCCATCACCAGCGCCTTGAACTTCATAAAACATATCTGACGTTTTCATAAACTATTCTCCCAATTGATGATCAATGAAACTACTAATAACCAAAGTCTCACCTATAAACAAACTCTCAGTAACTCTTGCCGTAAACATAGGAATATCATAAGTCTTATAATCTATCGCCTCGACACGGCACCAAACATATTCACCAGAAACTCTAACCATGATTTTATCACCTATTTTAACAGACATAAACTATTCTCCCAGATGTTGCGCGATAACATCAGCGCGATTAGTGATAGTGTTCTCAGCAGTAGATAGCAGAGAGTAGCTTAGAGCGGAAATGATCAGAGTGTAGATGAGATACTTTTTCATGATTGTATTCCTGTAAATGTGTTTGCTGATCCAGTGATTACAGTATACGTTTTACAGCAAATAATACAAGCATTATTATATACCATATTAGCATAATAATAAGGGTTTAATATAACAGTAGGAATAAGCACACTGGGACATTAGATATAAAGAGCGGGCGCGATGGCATAGAATCAAGCATTAGTCAAGCATTTTAGCACAATACCATATATACTATTTAAGCATAGATAATTGAATAATTATAACTATATATTCTAGTGATCATGCTTGACATTTGGGTGATATTGTGCTAGGAGTTATATGAGAATGAGTCCTATTTAGGATATATCCTAACGAAATCTGGTGAAATGCTCCCATGTAATTCTACTGTAAATAGCTGTTACCACTTCATCCAAAATGTCATTCGAGAATCATTCTCAGGAATATTCCAGCAGGCTGGGCAGCAGTATTGATAATTATTGATATAACTTCTAGGAATATTAGAGATAATATTTGAGATATTATGGAATAATGATATTTAAGAGGATTTTACGAGTGAGTAGGAGAGGCTACCATTATGATACCTATTGAATACTTTTCAGCACTATTTCAGCATACCTCCAGCAATCTCTCCTCCCTACTCTCAGCAGTATATCAGCACATATCCTAGCAGTAATCTCTCCTGAATAGCTGTCATATCTCCCTTCCGTATCACTTTACATATCACTTGGTAGCACTCTCTCCTACAGCTCTAAGCAGCATATCCTCTAGCCTCTAGCACACTTATACATAGCTTACAGCCATCTTACGGTATAATCTATATCACCCTACCACTATATCCTATCATGTCTATAAGCCTTATCTAGCGTACCTTACGAGCATATTAGAGATAGCTAATATTACCTACGTTATATTATAACGTTTTTACCATTTTCTTATACATATTAGCACTATTATCCTACTATTGTGTCAATATCTGTAATGTCATCCTAGTGTACTTTATAAGGGTACAGTAGGGATATAGAAGTATAGTTATAGATATACATGTGATAGCTGTAGAAGCTGGAGTGATATGAGATTGGAAATGGAATATGATAGAGGGTGGGGGGTGGGGTAGTTATTTAAGTATATTAGAAGTATCTGTGCTCAATTATGATTGACTAAGCAATAGTTATATTCTAGGTTTCTGTATAGTTATTAGTTACAGAAGAATAACAAAGTAACCGGACAAAAAGGGGACATTTTATGATTAGAGCATCCTTGCTCACATAGAATCTACTAGATATCATTCCACCAACGTCTAATAGTCCTAACATCTCTACCTAAGAATTCAGCTACAAACTTCTGCTTCAATCCCTTATCTTTCAACAACTTAGCTATTTCTTTATGTGACAGCTCTTTTATACCAGTTAGCTCTCGAAGCTCTTTAATGTATGTTTCGCTGACCGTTAACTTACCGCTGATTGTTTCTATTTCAGATTGTTGTCTAATATCTGTCTCTTTTAATGTTTCTAGAGTATCAGATAACTCTTTACTCTTAGCTAATCTCCCTAGTTGAGAGTTAATAGATTGTGGTTGAGATAACGCTCTCTTATCCATAGCACCGTTCTCCAGCATAGTCTTCTGAGAAGGATGATCATTGAATGCCTCTACAGTCTTTCTAGTGTAGAAGTATTGTCTATTCTTAGCTGCTTCCATATACTCTACAGTGAGATCATGGACATTACGAGAGAACTCTAATGCTTCGGCTCTAGTACCTCCGTTATCAAGGATATGACCATAAGCTGTAATACCTACTTCAAAGCCAATATATTCTTTAGGTATATAACCCTCTTGTGATCTATTGTGTTCGGTCATCCGCTTTCTCATGCCATCAAAGAGAGCATAGAGTTTAGTAGGGTTCATATCACCCTGTTTGAGTAGGTCATTGAATACCTCCCTAACACTATCTAAGGACACAATATCCTCAATGTCAATACCCTGATCTTCTTGCTTATCATCTGGTGCTTGCATAGTAATTTAATACCTCTTGTCGAATGATTACATCACTTTGTTTAAGGGGTCTTACAAAGCTAAGGTTAGTTAAGTCTCTAATCCTGCTTAAGCCTACATAGAGCTGTCCGTGTCCGAAGCATCCTTTTCCTGTATGTAGAGCTACCTTATCCAGAGACATACCTTGGGAGGAATGGATAGTAATACCATAACCTAGCTTAATAGGGTATTGAGTGTACCTTGCTATTACATCCTTACTAATAGAGCTTCCCACCTTGTTGTAGCGATATTTCTCCCATGTAAAAGGTTCTACTTTAACTGTGCGATTAGTGGAGAGTTGTACAATAATACCTTCGGGAGATATGTCTACAATCTTACCTCTATCGCCATTACAGTATCCTCCCACAACACTGTTGGCACAAAGGAGTACATCAATACCTACTTTCAGCTTCATGTCATAATCTACTGGTCTATCATTCATCGACCACGTACCTTCTTCATTAGCTCTGAAGCTATACTCTTTTGAATTAACTCTCTTGTACCAGAATTCATTAACCCATTTAGCATCATCCTTATAACAGCACAGGTGTAGTTGTGGTTCTTTACCATCATATTTCTGTGCTATGGACTGTATCTCCATGAGAGCGTCTACATAGTGGTCTTCTTTGCGTCTGATAGCATTAAGGAGAGCTACTTGGTGTTCGTTGTCCTGTCGATATACCTTAGTCAATTCAATGGTAGTAAAGTCCCATTTATCACTGCTAAAAGAAAAGGGTGAATCATATTGATCATGGAAATATTCGGCATCTGTAGTAGAGACAATAGGCTCTAGCTGGAAGAAGTCTCCTACCACTGCTATCTGGATTCCCCCGAAAGGTTTATCATTCATCATAGCCAGCTTCAACTTAGCGTCGATAAGCTCAAAGTAGTCTACCCGCATCATGGGAGCTTCGTCTATGATAATCCTATCAGTCTTCTGTAGGAGTTCTCGCAGCTTAGATATACCCGTATACTGGTCAGAGCTTGTTACAATACCAATAGGTAGTTTGAACAGAGAGTGACAAGTCATGCCTCCAATATTCATTGCTGCGATACCTGTAGGCGCGCACAGTAGTGTACTAGGTGTCTTAATCTCACTAATTACCCAACTCTTGCCAACGCCTCCGGGACCAGTTAGAAATAGGTTTTTACCACTCCTAACGTGGTCAATAGCTTCCTTCTGTAAATCTCTCATCCCACCTCCAATACCATCTTTGTAAATTCAGGCTCTTTAATTGTATGTCTATCAGGATTAGCCGCAATAACCTTATCCGCTGCTGTATTCCAACGCTGTGTGTAGTAGCTTCTATAATCATAACTCTCAGCATCCATACAAACACCCTTAACAGGCTCAGGAATATCCTTCAGCGGGATATGATCATACGTTTGCTGTAATTGTGCGTAGTAGTCTTTGTTCATGATTAGTGTTGTCATTTCTCCAATCCCTCCATTCTAAATTTCAATTCCTCCAACTCAGCATACATATCCTCTACATCCCGAATAAATACATCCATCAACCATTCACTGGGACGATGTGCTCGCCACTATACCATCTTCTTCCCTAGAGGACTCTTACATAGAGATTCGTCGTTATATACTGCTGGCATATTATACCTCCTTCAATGATTCATACCAAAGGATATTATCCCCCCAGCCTATATGGAACACGTTTCTATTAACATCATCCTCCCAACTCTGATTATGTAGCTCAGGTCTGTGCTCATATCCGTAAATATACGAATCGCTATCCCGCGCAACATACCTCACCCAATCTTCCACCTGATATTCTTTACCTTCAAATGTAATTGTTTTCATGCTTCATTCCCCTTCCATTTTAAGCTGATAAATACTCGATGACCCTCCTCTCTACGGACTTCCTCGAATCCCAACCCTTTGAGAATAGTATGTCCTTCTGACCAATCACCTGCCATCTCACCAGCACTTTTATAAAGACCTCTAATATATTGCTGCACAAAGTCAGCATTCATATTCTTTAGGACATCATCGGGTATATGTTTGCGCTCATATTCCTCTAGCACACCCCGCATCTGGTAAGGGTAAATCTTGATACCGTAAGCCAACGCTCTCCGCAATAGTACAGGAATATCATTATAGGTTTTCACGTTACACCTCCTAAATTAACAATTAAACGTAATCCCGCGATCACGCATATTCTGCTTCATTTCAGCTACTTTGTCTAGGTAATACTTCTGAACAGGGTCATCAGCCCAACAACGCATACTCAAATAGTCATCCCGCATCCAGACAATACTCTCGTGAGACTTCAGTAGGTATTCCTCTGTGATGTCAGCAAACCCCTCTACTTTGATTGGTGGTGTGGTCATCAACCTTGTCCTCCAAATAACACTTGACTCAACGCTGGCCCACAATCAGACACAGCCCCTACTTGCCAGTCACGCCTAACTTCTGGTTTAAGAATACCGTCAATATACTGGAAAGCATCTTCTTTGCTATCCGCTACAATATAATAAGGCTTCATACGTTTACCCCAAGAAGTGGGTCGTATTTGTTTCAGTGATACTCTATATAATCTCGGTGTTTTACCAAACTGAGTGAACCCTACCATAATTATATCTCCTCCACATCCACTTCATTCAATTCCCAATAACTCCCATAAGGACTAAATCTAACGCACCCGTCCTGCCACAATTTAACTGTCGCTAGTGTAGACTCATCTGTGCTGGCTGGAAATACCCTACCTACTGCTTTTGCTAGCATCTCCATAGATGGCTTCTTATTCCAACGATGGATTACACATGGTGTACAGTCATAGTTGTTCTCACATTCTGTTAGTTCCCATATTTTCATAAATTACCCTCCAAAGCTCTTTTACGCAATTCTGGATTAGTTGCTACGATGCGACATTCCCAATAATTAACGGGATTATGCCCTCTGCACAATTTGCTCTTATAGCCCTCTAGTTTCACCCAGTGCCACTTAGAGTAAGCCCAATCTTCATACTCAGCCTCAACAATCTCTCCTGAGCTAAGTCTTACGTAGAGTTTGTCGCCTGCTTTCATGATTACACCCCCCCCACCAATATAAGTTAACCCTTATCATACAGTGCTCCAAAGTATATCTCAGCATTATGATGTTGGAGGAATTCTGTAGGATAGCTCGTGCTATTACGATAAGTATCCATCATAGTATGAATAGCAGCTTCAATAGCCTTCGCTCTATCACTCTTCATAGGGGAGCACAATCTAGTGTCAAATAAGTCGATATGACCTCCATCATCCATACCGCAGAATGTAGCCCCTTTGCCGTGTACCATAACTGTTACAATATCATCTCCAACATTGGTATATACTTTAGAGCCAATTGGTGGGAGAGTGCTCTTTCCGTCCCATTCTACAGGAGGGTATGGTGTTGGTGTGTAACCTTTTACTTCTTCTATTGTAGGTTTTGACATGATTATTCCTCCATTCCTAATATACGATTCAACCTAGCCTGTAAATTACTCAGCTGTCCTCTGTGAGCGTTGATAATACACTGACAGATCCCATTAGTCCCCGTTCCCTCTTTCTCTCCTGTCACTACACAATTGTGACTAGAGCAACCAATCCATCCTTTGAATAACTTGTAACGTAATTCCTCTATCGCGGCTGGTGCTGAGTATTTATTATATTCTGTCATATCACTCCCCAAATTGAATCAATAAACAATGCCTGCACTCACCAGTTGTCTCGTATTCCAACGCGTCTACAGCAAGAAGCAAGAGTCCAGCGAGACATACGACCAATATTACACCAGATAGGATATTCAATAGTAGTTTACTCATATTAAATCCAATCCCACTTGTTCAGCACTCTCTGTGCATTGATGATTGCGTTGAGAATTTCAAGAACATCCTCAACCGAAGATACTACAGCTTGACACTCGGTGTAACCGTTAAAGATATTGAACCCATCATCCTGAATTGTCACAGAACAATTTGCTTGCTTGCACAATTTAACCAAGGGTTCAATATTAACGTCATTCTCCCGTCCTGTAGCGCCCGTAGAGAGCGTTTGAGCTTCTTCTGGTACGATGGTAGAGGGTGCTTCTGGGGAGGTTGTAAGAGCTTCTGAGGGCTTGTGCAGGCGATGATGGGTGATGTCAGCGAAACTACCGGTCAGGTTCCAATCGATGGCACTTATGCCTATAGGGTAGGGACATTCCCCCGAAGTGTTCTCGATCCAACCTTCAGTGTCAACCTCAACCCTTGCATTACCTAGGATGAAGTCTACAGTCACTTGGCGATTATTCTCTCCGTAGCTCACGTTGTCGTCATAATGAATAACATAACCACCCTCTATCCCAACATGATACCAATCCTTCCAGTCACTGACATTTTCATAATTAAGTGCACAGTTTTCGGTGTAACCCTCTTCCTCATGAAACCCAGCAGCCACAAAAGCATCAATCACTTGCTTCCATTGTTCTGTATCTTGGATTTCTGAAGTTGATACGTACATACCCGGCTTGATGTGTGAATTTTTCATAATGGTATCTCCTGTTGTGATTAACTTGAAGCTATTATCCCTAATAGTTCACAGGATAGCAATAGGGTGTATAGAATTAGTTGGAATATTAAACCTGATCTATAGAATCATCTTCTATAAAACCTTTAAGTAACTTTTCATCACGCAGCACCCGAAGCAATCCGTAAACAATCCCACGATCATTTCTTCCACTTTCTCTCATCTCCGTAACCATCTCTATCATCTTATCCACACTCTCAACAGGTAATACGATAGAAAGCTCTTTCATATTACTCCAGTCAGCTGCTGATAGTTTCAGGTAAGCGTTACCCCCATCGACCGCTACAGCGGAGCACTTGTAGTATTTGAAATCATGTCTGTGTGCGCTGTAGATAACCTCGCCACATTTTAGACACTGTACGCTATTACTCACAATAATTGTTGGTTTCATAATACTTCCCTCCTAATGTCTCCCAAAGTTCATCACAGAGGTTTTCAGCCTCAACTACGCTGTAATCACTCCCAAATTCGATATTGACAACCCTATTATGACTGTCATCTTCTGTGTGAATCTGGACACTGTATTGGATACCTTCATTTAGAGCATGACCCTTAACCACGGTTGTAGGATACCACCAGATGTTGATAAAGTATCGCGTTCCCTTTTTATCTCTGATACGCTTCTGGAATAGGGTATCCGTTGAATGAAATATCTTGTAGCTTTCCTGCACACTCTTAGTGTAACCCAGCGACTCTAATTTTTGTTGTAGTTCTGTCATATTCTACCTCTCTTGTCACCCGCCAGAGCCTTCGCAATGCACTTGTCATAATCGGCTAGCACATAGATTTCGCCGTCAACGGCAGCCATCTTTGCCAGCGCATCGAATGCTTCTTTGTTCCTGTTTTGCAGCATCAGTCTGGTTATTTGGATGTACAGCTCTTTGCGTTCCGCTTTCTTAATTTTCATTGTTGTTCTCCTGCGCTGGGGCGGCGGATAGCAGATCACGCAGCGCACCGATGGCATTCTGTAGCGAGTTGGACTGGTATGCCCGTCCGCTGTTGTCTATGCCGTCGAATACCTCCCCCGCGTCAGCTTCGCTAACGAGCCACTGCAAAGCCGGACTCTCCGGTACCGCTGGGGCTGGCGGGCGGCTACTCAGCTCCGCACTCATAGCATCATGCATTCTGCCAACGTCGTGCTTTAGCCTGCCCACCTCGGCATCCAGTTCGTGAAGAGCGTAATAGCTCCCCGGTATCGCGGGGGCTGCCTGCTCAGGAACAACCAACTCACGAACCTCGTCGGCCAGATCCAGCAAGTTGTTGCAATAATCCTCACCGCCTGACGGGTAGACCCGCGCATTGGTGTCAGGCTCGGTATAGCCATACGAGTCGTCGTATTCTGCCGCACGGCGCTCAATGTGCTTGGCGGCCAGCTCGGTGCCGGGGTGTATCGCTGGGGCTGGCGGCTCACGATACAGCGGCACCACTGAAATATAGAGCCCCTCCAAACACTGGTCTACGTAAGACCGTGCGGCGTCTTCACTCTTGAATGTCGTCATATAGTTAATCGTTCCGCTCTCCCTGTCGAACGGCCATTGCAGGCTCCACGCCACCGGCACGGCATCAACCCGCAACCGCGCCACCTCGGCCTCCAGTTCCGCTATGCGGGAGGCTGATTGTTGTTGGGCGGCGCGCCATGCGTGTTCTGCGATACTAGTTTCATACCCACCCCTGATAGGTTGGTACCCATATATGTTAACAAAATATTCCGTAAATTCTTTTGTGTTATTGCTGCTCATTTCAATTCCCCTTTCTCTTTCATTACTATATAAACACTCAACAACTCACAATGAGCAGCAATCTTAATCACTTCTTCATGTGCTTCTACAAGTTGCTCTTGGTAATGTTTCAGCAATACTTTTAGATCGTCTGCTGAGTATGATACTAGGTATTCCTCATCTGGTGTATTCATAAAGTATCTCCTCTATTTCTCTCCAATTATCTTGCTATAAATTTCATCCCAATTACTCACCTCGATAGCTCCACAAAGATTCTCCACTCCATGTTGGGGGTAATCTGTCTTGAGCCAAATCTTAGTCACATTATCACCAAACCTATTCAATTGTGCAAGGTTATCCTCTACTATATAGTGACAACGTGCGTAACTCTTCTCTTTCTCATTACGACCAGTGAGAAGTATACCATCGGCAAAAGGAAACCAACGCTTGATCCAATCGCACTTAGAGGCTGCGTGTTGCCCTGTTACACGAGATACTACAATCACTTCATAATTATCATCTTTCAGCTTTGATAATGTCTCAACAGAATCCTTCGCCGGTTTCATTCCTGAATATAACGTATTTGACTTCCAGAAAGCAAGTGGATCGTCTTCCTCTGGTATAACGAACAGGTTGGTTAAATCATAAGGCTTAACACCATCTGCTGAGAGAGCATCTTTTAGATCATATCTCACAACCAACCATTCATACCAGTGAGGCATAATATCTATTAGAACACCGTCACAATCAAAGGCCGCTATTTGTCCCATATTTGGAGATACCTCCCATAGTATTTCATCTTGTGCCTTATTAGATCGCTCATCTTATACACCTCAGATAAACCCCCACCTCAGCCTCACTCAAATCAGAGTCATAGAACACCTCTTTATAGATACTCGCACCAGCGTTTCTATCCTTGCTATATACAAACAAATATGGGCAGAAATCATCCACACTCAACGCTCCAAGCTTATAACCTCGCTCAAGCAAGTGGTGTAATACTTTCTCCCACTCGTATTGGGTTTTAATTCGCAGCTTATATCCGACTGGTGGATTGTAGTCACCCATCTCTTGACCCAGAGAAGTAAGTTCTTGCAAATCATCTGCGAATTCCGTTCCTTCTATTTTATTGGTTTTAGTTTCCTGCCATTCTTCTTTGGTGATTACTTGTGGTGGATTAAATGTAACACCCTTATTCTCCAGTGCGCGCCAACAACCTATACCATTATCATTTACCCAGTTGGCTGAGTACGACGCCAACTCCCACTCGGTTCCAGTAGGTGTCTTCTTGGTATAGAATATAGGTGATGAATAACTTTGATCACCTCTTAGATGACTAAACTCATCATCCCACACTTCAATATTCTCTACAGCCCAATCCAGCAATTCTTGATTAAGGTTTACCCCCCTAATCTTAGTTACGTTATTTAATGATTCATACGCACCAGCTTTATTATCACAATTATCATGCTCACAAAAACCTTCGATGAGTTTGAAAAGTGGGTATTTCGAACCATCGTCCTCATATAATTCAACGGTTGATCCGTTTTGGAAACATACCTCTTCTTCTGACCCCTCCACCAGAAAGCGATCTCCTACTTTATACCCCAATTCTACACAAAATGTCATTTTCATACACTCACCTCCACTTTCTCACGCATACGGTCATAAGTATTATTGAGAGCGGTAATATAATCACCGAGAGTATCATAGTCGCAGTCATGGACTTCCGTCTGAGTAATCTTAGAGAGAGCCTGAGCAACATTAGGGTAATATCCCACAAGACTCCAGCCACCTTTAGTCATCTCACCCTTACGCTTACCGCTGTCAATGACGTAGGATTCTTGCATAACATAAAGTGTGTGGTTATATTCATCCACTTCAATTTTGTATTTATCTGATACTGTGATTATACTCATATATTATCCACCTTTTACATTAGTTGGGATACAACCTACCAAAATTAGCGCAAATAGTGGCAGAGCACTTCCTGTTAAATATACAGCAGCGCCGATCAGCCCGAAGAAACCAATGTAGATAAGTGCTACGGGGAAATTGATCATATTAAATCCCCTTCATCCAACTCAATTTCGCGAATATCAGCAAGACTCTTCATTGCTGCCTGAATCACCATCTGCTCCAGCTTATGGTTAAAGTGTGCTGTACTGTCCCGTTGGATGATTTGTCGAATAATATTTAACAGCGCTTTGTCATCCTCAAGCAACCACTCAAGAATCTCTGAGCTATTCCAATCACAGAATGATCCTTGTCGCACAAGCTCTATTGCATCCTGTTTCAATGCTTCCACCTCGGCTGTATGGCGCAATTCATTCTGTTCCTGTTGACGCTCAAATGCTTCCAGATCAGCGTTTACTCTATCTTTTTTGTCAGTCATAATATTTACTCCTGTTCGTCTATGTGTAATCATATTACCGTCCATATGTAAGTTTGTCCACAATTACTATAGATCAATTAGTAATAAAGCCGTGATTTTTATGGATAATGTTAGAATATCCTTCATTATCACGCACTACATATACTTGGTCAATATCTGAGTCAAGAATCATCAGATATTTCTCACCAATCTTATGAGCATACCACAGCATACCATCTGTACAACTACTAACCTCTATAAATTTCTTTCGCATATTATTTTCCTCTTTGTTCAATGTGGGACAAGTGGGAGCATGGGTGAAAGGCCATCCGCAATCATTGCAGCGATAATCACTCATTCTGATTTCTCCTGCTCATACAGATAAATAATAAGAGCAACTTGTGCTGGTGTAACTTTCATCCCAGTTGTGCTTAATACTTGATTGCAGATTCTTTTCATCTCTGGCGAGACATCTTGATTCAGATCACTCATAGCTCAATCCTCCAACCAATTACGCCAATACTCTTTTGGCATTACGTTAATCTCACGCTCAATACTAGAGCAAATAGTTTGTACATCATGTGTATCCATATCGCTAGATACATTGCGGAGGTGTTCTTCCAGAGCCTCTACGTCGAAATCATCTGAGCTGTTTAGTCTGCTCATTCAGACTTCTCCGTATCTCGAAACTTGATTTCAACCCCATCAATTCTAGCAGAGATAACAGTGTCAAGGTTGATACAGCGATAGCCCGAGTTAGCTACATCCCACACTGTCATTAGATTCGGTTTATGGGCGGTAGTGCTCTCACCACCTTTCAGCTTTGAGGTCACTCCCATACGGCAAACGAGGTCACGAACACTACCATCCTTTTTCACAAATTTGATAGAGAAGATGTGGTTGCCAGCAGTGGATATGATCTTACGGATCTTTTCAATTTGCATAGTATTACTCCTCGATTGATTAACTTGTGTCAAGTATATCGAACCATGTACTAATTGCAACACTTTTCTATAGAACCAATGGATATAAAAAAGGCCGCGATTAAGCAGCCTGATTATTTACCCCCTACTTCTTACGCAAGGTTCCATCACCCTTATAACGATTAGTGAGGCCAAAATGCTTGGCTACACGCTTATGAAGCATTCTGAATGAGTTCCATTTCATGTCATCCGGCATGTATTGCGTTTGATGGGCTAGGATACGTTCCTGTGTCTGCAAATCTCCAATATATACTGCCATATTATTTCTCCTCAGTTATTAAAAATAGAACTTGTGATAGACAACATCAATAATAATATCGCCCGTGTAATCGCGTTCAATCCCCAACAAGTGGTGTGGGGTAGAGTTGCTTCGTTGCACTGTTGCCAGAAATATACCGAACCCTTTTCCGACACGCTCATAGTAAGCGCTAAATACTGCAAATATCATAATGTTACTCCTATCTTGTTAATGTTAATCATTAATAACTTCGTTAAGTTCTATCCTAGCTCTGTGCAACCTGCTTCTCACTGTACCTATTGGAACCCCCTGTTTATCTGATATTTCCTGATAACTCAAACCTTCTACCTCGCGTAATACAAAAGTGATTCGTCTTTCTTCAGGAATCTCATTCAGCCTCCGTGTCAATACCTCCCTATACAACTCCTCCTGCACCATGTTTGCTGGATCATTATTAGATACTAATATATTATCCCAAGTATTACCACTACTTTCGCCCCCATCAAACATATCATCTTGATTAGGAGTATCTAAGCTATATGTTGGCTTACGCTTCTGTGACACCAGCAGATTCTTACATGTATTAATGATAATGCGGTACACCCATGTATAGATACGGCTATCACCCCGGAAGGTGTCAAATGCTTTACTAGCCTTCATATAGCTCACTTGTACAGCATCTTCTGCATCCTCATAGTGTCTAGTGTACTGATACGCCAGTTTAATCAAACTCACTCTGTACATACCAAGGAGAGCATTAAATGCTGTCACATCCCCTTTCTGTGCTTTCTCTTCCAGATAATTTTCAAGATCTTTATTAAGCTGAACATCCTCCTGACTTATTACACTTAGTTGTCTCACATGTTACCCCTCACAAATGTTTATAAAATATATGATCATCAATAATGACCCTCTTAACCAACTTTCCCCAATTCCAGCGCGGGCGCACTCCTTTGTGGTGATATAACGTAGAACCATCAGTTATGTCTATCACGTTATCAAAGTACACCATCTCAGCGATTCTCATGGCCCTCTTATATGCCCCCTTATCATAGAACCTTTTGTCAACAACCTCATGTGTATAGCTAAACTGAAATCGCTGGTTGACCACACCACAAATCGTACTGGGCCACCTTTTGTGTTTTACACGATTCACCACAACACTAGCTACAGCAATTTGACCAGCAGTTGATTGATTCCTTGCTTCAAAGTATATGGCTTCGGTGAGACAGCCGATTTCATCTGTGATGTTTATTTTATGTGTTCCAGCAGATACCGCTGTAGAGAGCCACAGAAGGCATATGAGCGCGATTAACCTAATCATAGACCCAGTGCCTTGATTCTCTCTGAAATGGTTTGTAGCTCAATCAGGAGGGCTTCAGCGGCTTCTATGGAGTCTACATCTACCTGAGATTCGTAGGTGTTACTCCAGATGGAGATTTTAGTGTCTGAAGTAAGAGTGAGAGAACAATCTGTAGCTACACAAAGTTCTCGTAGATCATCTACAGAGGTTTCTTCTGATTGGGCAGGCGCTGGTTCAGTAATAGCTTCTTCAGGAAAGAGGTCTGCGTAGGTGATTTCCTCGTTATTGGATAATACATCAAAGTACCAACGAGCTGTAGTATCCACCCCTGTAATAAAACTGTCATCGTGACTCCCAAAGAAGTATGCTCCCATTTCCAAGTAGTTATAAGTGTACTGAGAAGAATGCCAGCAAAGCCCCTGCTCAAACGCTACATCTTGAATACGCTTCTTCTGGTCTTCTGTTAGATCAGCTACCCAGATTTTCTTTTTGGATAGGTTGATACTGGTTGGAGCTTCCTCCACGTTGGTTAGGTCGCATTCTTGATAACTGTTGTCTGCACCGTTGCTCCATTTAACCGTCAGAGACAGGAGACTAACATTATTAATGTTCGTAATTACACCTTCGATATTCAAAGGGTTATACTCATCATCCTCAGTCCAGCAACTCTCAGGATTCAGGGTCACTTTATCGCCTACTTTAAATGTTGTCATAATGTATTTCTCCTGTTCATTGAATATAGGGTGATATTACGTGAACTATTAGCTTACGTCAATAGTCTGGGATAGAATTAAATGGAATATATAAAGGGGAGGTTATAACTGGAAGGATAGTGGCAGCGTCCTTGCTGCTGGGAGGTTTATACTAACAAAGATTGGTATTTACTATAATCAATTTCACCAGCAAGACCAGAATGAGAATAATCACTGACTCGCTTCTCAAAAAAACTATCATGCTTATCTGCCGATAATAACCAGTCCATCCATTCAATAGGGTTCTCACCAACTTCTTCGTAAGACATATAACCACGTTGATACAATCGTAGACGTTTTAGGAATCCCATACACTCTTTGAGTGATTCTTTAGTCACACCTTCTTGGTCTGAGATACTATAGATCAAATCAATAAATTTGTTTTCAGCCTTCTCAAATCTATCAGATAATTCAGTAGTGAATCGTTGTAGCTCAATCTTATCTAAATATGAAAGATCGGCTTGTTCAATGATTTGTACAACCTTGATGTTGTTCTCTACATGAAATGCTTCATCTGACAGCGACCACTCATTAACGTCGTTGAAGCCCATCAACAAACCAGATCGCTTGAAGTTAAGCAACAGGGTGAATGCCGCAAACAAACCTATACCTTCTCCGAGGAAAACCCTAGTTAAATGCTTTGCAAAATTCAACGGAACAGAAAGGTCTTTATCATCCTCTTTGATAATATCAATCTTATCCAACATCTCCCGGTAGTCCCTGAAGGACTTCCAATCTGAATCAGAAGAACCTAAAGCTTCAGCAAGAAGCGCATACCCTCTCTGGTGTACAGTCTCACGTTGAGCAAACGTAAGGAACATCGCCTTAACCTCATTGTTCTTAACGTAAGGTAATAGCTGCGTATAACCATCTGCTACACTTCTATCTAGCTCAGTGAATAGAAACAGGATGCTATTGATCGTAGCCTTATTTCCTTCTGCTGATACATTTTTTGTCTGCAACCCACTGGGTGCGTAATACTGACGAATGTCATCCTGTAAATCAATCTGATGAACATCCCAAAACATATCAATAGAGTGTTTCTTAGAGGCTTCCGCTGCAAACGCATAATTGAACGGACGGTACGCTTCATTTTCTATAAAAATACTCATATATTTTCCCTTACCCCTCACAACTTAAACACGTTTCAAAATCAACTTCTACTTTATTAAGGGGTTGCTTAACTTCTGGTGCATCAAGAGATGCTTTACTCGCCCTTTCTGCACGGCAGTAATATAGACTCTTAACTCCTTTCTTCCAAGCAAGGACGTGTAGATCGCTCATTTCGGTGAAAGTGGTATTCTTACCCAGCTTAATATTCAAAGACTGAGACTGGCAGATATGTTCTTGACGGATAGCAGCCAGTTCAATCACCCACCTCTGATCAATCTCCCTGAATGTTTTAAACACCTTTTTCTCGTGCTCAGAAAGAAACTCTAATGACTGGACGCTTCCGTCATCTTTCATAATACGATTCCAAACCTCCTTCGTATCGTAACCCTTCTGCTCCAACAACTGTTCTAGGTGTTTGTTCCTAATCAAATGAGAACCGGCACGTCCTTGTTCGTTAAAACAATTACTTGACCAAGGCTCCACACTAGGAGATACACCAATAATACTTGCGCTCGAAGCGTTTGGCGCTACGGCAAAAATATTTGAGTTGCGCATACCGCTACCAGCACAATCTGGTGCTTCTCCGCGCTCATCCGCTAGACGTTTACTCTCTGCAATACCTCTAGCTTTAAGTTGAGAATATATCTGACTACACAAACTTGCAGCACTATTGAATCCACCCGATTCAAACGCAATCATTTTGGATTGGAAGTAGCTGTGCATTCCGAGTGTGCCTATCCCGGTCGCTCTCTCTTTGCTAGCAGAATGTATCGCTCGTGCTAGTTGCGGAGGCGCTAGGCGAATAAAATACTCCAATACGTTATCGAGGAATCGAAGCAGATATTCTACCAAAGGTGTGTCTTTCCACTCATCATACCTCTCCAGATTAAGGCTACTCAGACAACAAACCGCTGTACGTTTACTTGAAGTCATTAAGACTATTTCACTACATAAATTTGACTGACTCACATGATAGGTAGCTTTGGTAATCCAACTCGGGATATTACGATTGGTCGTATCAATGAAGTGAATATAGGGTTCACCTGTCTCAAAACGAGTCTCAAGTATTTTCTCCCAAACCTCACGAGCACTCAAGAAGCGTCCTGTAGGGCCATGTTTGGGGTCAACTAACTCATAGTCTTCCCCTTTTATCATAGAGTTCATAAAACTATCTGTGATATTAACAGCATTATTCAAATTAAAACACTTCTTATTCATATCACCAGAGGTAGGATCACGCATTTCAATGAATGAGATTATCTCAGGGTGATCCACGTTTAAGTATGCACCAATACTTCCTCTGCGGCTATTACCACATACCAAAGGAACCTTACCAGCTCTTACTACAATATTTCCTGTAGAAACTGTGCAGCAGTAAACTTTACCCTCGTAGTCAACTTCAGTCTTCTCAACCTTTTCCGCTAAAAAATGAGACCTTGTACCTACAGTAATTGAATAAATATCCCTAGTGTTATCTTTCTCAGAAGCATATTTACAAATACTGGATGACCCATAACCTGCGATAACAGCGAGACACTGTACAACTTCAACATCTCCCTCATTAATAGAGGTGAATGTGATTTGATCATTCTTACGATAACCGTCCCAATAACTTATCTCATCCAAGTAAGCTCTAGCCTTACCGGGTGAAGTGCTACCTAAATCAATCCAGTTCAAATCTTTTGGAAGGTGGTTGTGCTTAACATAAAACCTGTAAGTTTCGTCTCCTGTAAGGCTATACTCAATATCGGTTGAGTTCAAGATTGTCTCAAGCCGTAGTTTCTTTCTCTCTTTTGAGAAATGGAAACCTATCTGTTGCCCTTGTTTGTAATTATGACCGTCTGCTTGGTGTGCAATCATAAGCTGCTCAATGGCAGAAAGAGATTCAACACCACCGCAATAGTCGCTGGTGGTTAGAAACTTTATTTTATTGTGGAGTTTTAGGTCTTTGGCCTGAACCTTCTCAATATCACTCCACACACCACCTCGCTTCCGTTGTATGGCAAGATCGTGGTTGGGCGTTACTTTCAAATCAAGACCTTTACGATTACTCTTGAGATTTACCAGCTTCCCCGAATACTCATAGTCCACCCATCGACTAGGCTTCTCAAAAGAGAATGTACCCTTACCTGTAACGGTCGCTACAAGATCATCAACCAGAGTCTCATCAAACCTTACCCACCCACGCTGCGTCAGGACTTCAGTGTCTTTTGAGTAGCATTCGGTTTGCTTGTATGCGATAGCATCTGCGTCATAACCTCTAAGGTGTGCCATAACCCCCGTAGACTTCTCATCAGGGCTTCTATTAGCAGTATGAATACCAATACCACCTCCCATCATAGAGAGCCATGCTGTCTCCTTACGGGACTCTACAAGCCCTTCCTTACTATCAGGGATATAACTCAGGTAGCAGGAAATAGGAAGACCGTTAGGTTCTACATTCTCTTCCAACCAATCACTTGCTTCGTGAAATTCATGCTTCTCAAATGTTGGCCACTCCACCTCAACAGCATTGGACAGAACAGGGGATGCAAATGTAAACCAATGCTTACTTGCTGCATCATAAATAAACTGAGCTAACTCATAATCACCAAATGAATAACAAGCAGCGGCTCTAGCAAATGATTCTTGTGGTGACTCCTCTTTTTCAATTTTGTAGAATCCGGGCTTAGTCATCATTGCCCGTCCTTTTTCTGGTAACAACGCATCTCGTGATAGGTCGATAATTATCCCCAAGTGCTCCTTCAAATTTACATCTTCTTGCATAACTACTACTCCCCCATATTACACCGATTAAAAAGCTCGCCGGAGCGAGCCATATTAGATATTACTTTGAATCACCTTTGAGGGATTTTACCCGTCATAGTTCGTGATACTTGTTATAGTATATTACTATTAGAATCACACCTTCCATTTGCCATTTTTGATAAACAACAAGGCGCGTTTACCATTCTTATAAGTCACACAATTACAATGCTGCCAACTGGAGCCGCCACTGTTATAACCTAAATCAAGACTACCTAATACTCCCACCACATATACACCGTCTTTAATTGCTGGTGAGTGCGAGTGTCCAATGGTATGACGACTTCCAAGTTTCTGGTAGATACCTATTCCACCCCTGCTGCCGTTAGTTCCTAGGTGTCCATGTGACCCTTGCTCAATACCATCATCACCACAGATCATAAAACTCTCATCTAGCTTGAGAAAAATAGCATCCGCAAGATATGGGTGATTTTCTTTCAGATACCACTCGAAGATGTTGACATATTCCCCTGCCATAATTGACTGCACCATCTTTGTTTGACACTTCAAGAAAGTCAGCGCATTCTCAGGGCTATCATTCTTGTAATCAGCTTCCTTCAACCACCTCTCCATCGCTAGGTTGTGATTACTTTCAACCACAACTGTTTTAGTATTATCACGCTTCATATCATTAAGTACACTAGCAACAGCTACAATATCGTTATCTACTTTATCGTTGTAGGTTTTCCATCGAAAATAAGGATCATTACGATTGTGGTGGTTGCGTGTAGTAAAGTCCAAAACATCATGTACGAATTGGTACTCAGGTTGCAGCACATCTAGCATAGAATCACCCTTGCCGAAAGACGCTTCACACGACAATTCATCAAGACGTTCTGCGTGAATATCACCATAGGTCAGTGCTTCTACAGGACAACCTTCTTCTACTCCTTCTGGTTTGAATTTAACATTCAGGTCATAGAACTCCCCTGTATCAGTTTCAGCAATAAGTTGACGCACAAACCAATCACCATCACTGTCAACCTCTACTAAGAGCGCCCCAAAGATATGATGGAAGATAGCTTTCTGTCCACTCTTCTGCTCAATATAATTCCGCTGAGTTACAGTGCCAGTTGTAAACAAACTACGGGCAGGCTTACTCTTATGCGTGGCCAGAGATTCCATCTGTACCTTGGCATGAGGAACAATACCAGAGTACGCACGAGTGTAGCTGTGTAAGCCGCTGAGAGGGTTTACAGCAGTAGGTAGTATGTTTAGCTCACCACACAATACAAGGTCATCAGCAAACAATACAGGCTCATTACAGATGTAATTACGAATCTTAGGGTCATACCAAACGCTATCACTATCCTTCTCAAGATTCTGGAAGCCACTTTTATTGTATGTGTATGTGCTAACAATAATCTCAGCGCCGTAATAATCAGCAGCTTGCTCCAGAGCTTTCAGAAACTCAGAGTGGACATAGGTGTTATTCTGAGCACTTGTAACAATGAAACAGTTACCTCCCTTACGCTTCAGATTATTCCAATGATCGTTCTTAGTGCCTTGTGCTACAGGTTTGGTATAATTCTCCCAAAACTCTTGGTGATATGTTCCAGCAAGAAAGTCGTTCACTGAACTCTTACCGCAGCCAACTACTTCTGCAATTTGCCGAGAAGAATATCCATCATTCTGTAATCGTAGGATTTCTAGTTTAATATCATCCGTCAACTTAACACTCATATTCCAACTCTCCCGCTTTAACCCATGTCAAATCTTGTCTGAGAACAGGGGTATTAACTCCCGTGCTGTTCATTTGAGACTCCTAATTTGTCGGCTACTTTCACCCAACATACTACGGCGAAGAATCTCAATCTTTACTTCATTCGTTAGCTTACTCATTTAATATCCTCTGGTTTAATAGCATAAAACTTCTTAATTACGTTACCGTCCTCAAAAACCCTTTGTAAGTCTTCATGTGATAAGTCTTCAAACTCTATCTCACAAAAACTCCCGCAGTCGGGCATAATGATTTTTTGCTTATGACCTCTATTTGGATCAAGTGATTTCAAAGGTATTGAGCCATCCTTATCCTTCAAGCATGTGTGACCAACCTGCTCCTCCAACTCAGCCATCTTATTAAATTGCTCGGGGAAGTCCACACGAATCTTATTCCAATAACCAGCTCCCCCTTTAACGCAACCAATACAGTTGTTATTGGGATAACCAAGCGTGTACATTACAGGGCGCTTAATACCCTGTTTCTCCAAGTAATGCAAACAAGCAGGCTTATCCATCATCTTCTCAATGAGGGGAAACAACGGTTTAGCGTTAGGATACTGTTCGAGGAATCTAAGAGCGCGGTTAATCTCTTTTTTAGAATACTCAAACCCAAACACCTGACCACTGTAGTTCATCTCATTCTGCACCTGATAACGAACATTCTTTTTTAGCTCAAGTGTACATCGTGCTCCTGCTGGGCCATTTACATAACCTGTTCTAGCAATAACATCAAACTGATCAACGTACTTCTCAGATCGTCTAGTCTGAATTTCTTTATCGTACCAATCTTCACATTCTCTCTTGAATCTTGCGTTATCAGGGTGAGCTGAGTCTATCTGGAAATAAATAATCTCCACGTTATCTTTCCCATAAGCGTCTAGTGCTAACTTGCACGCAACTGCGCTCGTAACTCCCGCTGACCACCACGCTATAATCTTATCCATTTAATCCTCCCTAATAGAGTCCCAATGACTCTTTTCACCGTCAGTTATGGTAAAAGATTTCTGACACAATTCTTCTCTAAGCTCTACCGCTAGACGTGATGTCTTATCTAACAACTCTACCTTTGATACCGGGAATCTAGGGTAGTTAATTATACCAACTACTACACCAATTTCAGACCCCTCTGTATAAATATATTCTGTTGCAGTAACGGTTACACAAAAGCCTTCTCTGTAGCAAAAACTCCGACAAACATCTCTTGCTTTGTCTACATCACCAGCTATGTAAATTTTAATATCAATATCTTCACATTTTGTAATCATTCAACAATCCTCAGTATCACTCTCATTAAATTGCTCATCCAACTCACCCCACTGGGGTGGCTTGTAGTTAATACTCTTCAATATCTTCTGACTACCTGTTGCTACAACTTCACCCCATACGCTACCATTAGTATGTACTCTCACATCCTTATATCGTTTATCATCCTTGTATGAAAGCACAGTCTCAATAGCATCAGCTTGAATACCCTCCTGACAAAACTTAGAAAGATTACTTTCATTGACGATGCGCATAACTTCGTAAGGGTCATATCCCATCTGATCTAACATGCCTACCGCAACCACAATAATATCTGCGAGAGCATCAACCACCTCTTTACGATTACCAGCAGCAAATGCTTCCTCTAATTCTCGGTGTTCCTCGTCTACGAGATTCTTATAGCAAATTACTTCAGCAGAATCTAACTCACGGTACTCGCTGGTGTTACCTGCTTTACGATTGAATCCAATAATACCTTCAAACGGATCACTCATCGTCTTCCTCCATTTCCCGCCGCAACAACTCGGATTCCACAATATAAAGCAAACTCTCAAGCTCCTCTGTATCTGCGAGAAAGATATACTCGGTTACTTCTTGGTGATCAATCATTTTGGTTCCCCTCTATCTGGATTTTCAGGTTTATTCAAATAATCAGCTTGCAGTAACAATGTAATTTTGCTGAATAAGAGTGGATCATAGTCTCGTAATGAGGTGTCTTCGCGATGTATCCATTCCATACGACCATTAAAATGATTACCGACAAGCTCCTTCAGGACTTCCAAAGGGTCTAGCTGAATGGTTGTACCAGAAGTCTTACTTGCTGTAAAGCAGCGTTCTTGTGTCATTTTATTTCTCCTCCCATTCTAACTCAATGGTTTCTGTAACTATACGGGAAGGAATATATCTACCTTCTTCTATGCGTTGAACATCTTTAGTAATACTGATATTAACTCTATCTACAATAGTATCTGGTTTAGAATTACCCATAACAGATACATCAATTATATCCACATCTACTGTACTTATTACCCATTCCGTATTATTCACATTCTCACTAAAGCCTGATAGAATATTTTGAATAGAATGCTCAACTCTGCGTTTCAGTTTTATCAACTCATCATTTGTCATATATCACCTCTCTTAGTTAATGTAACAAAACTCTTACGTCTATCGGCGGCATTATCACATGGTAAATTATGCTTGGTAAGGATTTGTTTCTGTTCTACCATGGGAAGTTTACAGAGACTAATTGCCTTCTTTTCTGCTGCTGCTTCTTCGTAAGTAATACCCATGCGTTCGGCGTATGACTTGTTTTTGTGAGCTTCCTTGGACACAAATTTTAAGTCACTTTCCTCCAAGTACAACAATCCCTCCATGAATGATTGCAGATCATTCATTGTTCTTAGTGAGAAGTGACCTTTAACGTGATCTACCTCAAGGTCTTTTTGAGCAAACAGTTTACCAGTGATATAACACCTACCTCCCCATACCTCTTTAACCTTACCCCTTGGGTTCGGATTGGGGATACGCTCACGATTATTCTTAATAAATTGGAGCTTGACAGGATAACGGCTCCATATCGCTTTACGAATACCACCTCTAATATATGACATGAAAGCAGCTTCAGTTTTCCATATCTCAGGGTGTTTTTCCCAAGGGAGCTTCTTACTCATAACCACTCAATCTCCCCTTTATGATTTTCCCAATAAGATGATAAACCAATACCGATTTCATGTTTATATTCCCAAGCGTAAGGAAATCCTTCAAGACAACCTGCTATAATAAATATCACAGGAGCTACAATCCAGCTCAAAGGATTCCACCAATTATGTGTAGCAGATACACAATCACCATCTTTGAAGAAGCGACATATCTTCAATCGGTATATCCAACGTGTGAGCCAGTGTTCGTTGATTTGATTTAGGTAGTATTCTTTGGTTCTATCTTTTCTCATTTAAGATTCTCCACAATCTCAATCAAAGGACAAATATCTGTCGTACTCTTCTTCATATAAGCAAGGTGTAACATCTCAATAAATATATCATTACCAGAAGCGATAATTTCCTCACCAGTATTCCAATGGTTATACTTATACTCCTTACCATACACCTTCATATAGCGGTCTGAGATGACTTTAACAGCTTGGGGGAGATAGCTCATAGGTTTACCAGAGAATGGCTCCAGCAGCTTTACAGCCCCGGCGTGACCTAACCCTTTGCAACCAAAGTAACCGTCACAGTTATCACCAGCGGAAGCCTGTTGTAGTAGGAATAAGTAGCCACAACCTTTAGCTTTCTTTGCAGATTTATCCCATCTAATTTCACCAACAATATCACCTTTGGAAAATTGAGCCTTTTCCATTTCATCTGGGATCAGGAACCAAGCGTTCACACAATTACGAATATCCTTGTCAACCGAGGTTACTAATCCCCGTTCTCCTTTACGTTGAGCAAGCGCCATTGTGATGTCATCAACCTCCACAGAACCAACTCCCTTTTTAATATTAGGATGAGTGAGAGCATACTTCCGTACAGCTTCAAGATAATGTGGCTTACGGGCATCTGGGGAGCGATTACCTTTATATTGGGCTACAGTTGCTATTTGGTGACGGAAGTTCTCAGTACCAGAATTCTTTGAAACATATCCCGTCCACTTATCGCACTTAGATTTCTTAATCCATTTGTCTAGGATATGATCAAAGGTTTTATATGCTTTTTCTACATCATGGATTTCATAAGTAGTTTCTCTGCGGTATTCTTGTTCAATACCTAGCATGACCATTCCTTCCAACCAAGCCTTACCCTTTTCAGCAGAATCAAAGCCTGCTACTTCATTATCATTTCCATCGTAATAAGTATACTTTACTTGCTCCCCAGCAGAAGCAGCAGAAAATAACACTGCGTCCAAATCTAGGTAGGCGTGTGTAGGATTCTTAGGCATAACTCTCTCCAATTAAACTCAAACAAAAACAGGGCGGTGTTTAGCCGCCCGAATGGTTAGGAGAGATTATTAAACGTAATCATCATCATCTTCATCTACATCAAAGGGGATGTCGGAAATGTCTTCCTTGGGTTTAGCCGGAGCACTGGTTGCATCATACGTTACACCCAGAACATCATCCTCCACCTCACCAGCGCCACCTTTGTACTCAATAAGCTCAAGAACGTGAACGAGGTCAAGACGCAGATTCCATTCACCATCTTCATTCTTCCAAGCAAAAGTCTTGATATTAACACGGCTACCATTGCCGATCAAATCATCAATCTTCTCACCTTTCTTATTGACGACTTTAACATGTTGTGGTTTCTTGGCCTTACTGAATTCGGGTACAGATACCTTGAAACCAAACAAACCTTCACAATCTGGGTATTTATCAAGAGGGAACTTGATGTTACCACGATTAGCGCCCTTAGTAATCTTACCCACATCAACTTCAGAAAAACCTTTATTCACAGGTAGATCAATCAAAGCGTCCTTAGTAGCCTCATCAACAAACAGGGTGATATGATATTCTTTCTCACCCTCTGGTGCCTTGTGCTTCTGCTGTGATTCATACACCCGAGAGTAGTAAGCAATTGCGTCCATAATATAGATGAAATTAAACTTACCATCTTCCTTCAATACAACTTTACTTTTTGCTGCTGCCTTACTCATATTCACTTTCCTCACAATGATCAATGGTTATTGAGCTTTCACTCTCTTTGCCTAGACCCTCTCTAGGACTTTCTTCTGCTGAACTCCCGAGTATTAATCGTTAGTTCTTTGAAGGCTTGCTCCTATTAAGCATATGATTAATAGATTGTTCTTCTGCGTCCTCTCGATTAGTAATATCACCCATATTTACTGCACCAAGTGCACCCTTCATAATCTCCCGCCAAGCTGCGTCATCTAAGTTATTACGCTTAATCTTCTGGCGACCAGTGGAAACATAAGTGTCTACGACTACTTCAAACGCATTGTTACGCAGAATCTCAATGTTACCATTAGGCTTACGGATATCAATAGCCAATACGTCTTCAGTAGGCACACGAACATTCTCTGTGATCATGCTGTTCTTCACACGGCTATAGAGATATACACCAGATACAATATTAGTGTCATAATTGAGCACACCTGTAGCTGTGAAGGTTCTACCATTAGCGTAGTAGAAGGTTAGCTTTGTGTGATTTGGCTTCAATTTAACCACACCATTTGTCATCTTCATATCCTGTTGCCAGTCGTATACATCTTGAACAAGTTTGCTCTTACCACATTGTCGTGGCCAGTGTAAGTAAAACTCGTCCATATATTACTCCTTAATAATCTGTAGGCATAGATCAAACAAGTCTTCAGCCCTAGTGCGTTCTTCGTCGAGATTACGGTCGAATGCAATTTTCGCAATTTTACGTGTATCTTTAGTTTCGACACCAAACTTGTCTTTTTGCTGAGATGCAATTTCTGTGATCAAATCTTGCTGAGACTTAATGTGAGTCATAGCGATAGTAATCTCTTCAATAGCTCCAGAAAACTTCTTGAGTTCGGCTGAGTTCAAGTTATAGCTCATGTAAAACCTCCGTGGTGATGTAATGTTAAGAGTGATATTGTCTCAGATATTGTTGGGTTTGTCAACCCTCTGATAACGGTTTTACTAACTTTTCTGCTTCTTGAACATAATAATTGTAGTCAATATCCCAATCAAAGGATTTAATATCATTACAAGTTTTAACCCTCCAACCAGTATTGATACTAATTCTACGCTCTTCTTTCGGAAGCAATATATCACCAACACTCTCAGTGAACCCTTGTTTCTTGGCTCGATTCTCCTCAGTCTTATTCTTGCATACTATCTCCTCGCCCGTTTCGGGATTCTTTAGTCCTATTCCATATACGTCTTTATCCAGAGGGGGCATAATCTTAGTAAGATACTTACCCTCCTTAGCAATATAGTAGCGGCATATATTCTGCTCAGGCGTGTCATTGTCCTCATCATCTACAGCTACCAATCTGGAGCTGCGAGGCACTTTAGCACAAAGCATGAAATCATACTTGTCCTTATGATTATGGATAAAGTGCTCAATATCACCACCTCTAACCAAGGCATACTCTGCTGCTTTTTGAATCACCAGTGATGAATGACCCTTGTGCCACATTCCTTCTGCGCTAACACCACCCATCGACTTAGTACCTTTAACCTTTTTATATTCCTCTGGTTGCAGATAATACTCATAAGCACCTTTGTTTTTCAAAGTATCATCAATAAAGTGACCGATATAGTTGTTGCAATCCCTTATATATATTGCTTTGTAATAGGCGTACTCCATTACTAGACCAGTAGTGTTCTCCCACTCCGTCACGATTGACACAAACCGTTCACGATCAGCTCTCTTTACTTTCACGGTTGTACCATCAGTATTATTTTGCAGGATCATCAACCCATCAATAGTCAGTAACTTCTCACACAACATTGACAGACTAAGTTGACCAGCAAGCGTGATCGTCATGGTTGCTTTAGGATCATATAGAGGACTATATTCATTATTGGTATCACCAAACGACCCATTGGCGGCCAGTTTCAATGCTTTATTCAGAGCACTACCTTTAGCATACTTATCTCGCTCGGTTAGAATATCACCATAAACCTCCGTAAAAGTATCACCTAAGTGCTCTGGTTTAACTTTATTAACGATAAAAAGTGACGGATACATCGCCTTCGCGTCAACGTCGATAATTTCATATTCGTCATCTTCTCTAATTGTTTGACTATCCACACTACTGTGAAGTCCACCCACTCCGTAATCATAACGTAACCCATCTACAACAAGATTAAGGTTCTCCGCAATACGCCAGCAGAAGTAATGAGCGGGTTTCTTTGACGATTTCAACTCGCGTTCTTCATACCAACCTAACGGGTGTTCTTTCTTTAGCTGCTCAACTTGCTTCTCAATATTACTATCTTTCAGCTTTTTCTGCTTAGTAATCATACAGGCATACTTTGCCACATCACCTAGATTATGTTCTTCAATATAACTGAACACGCCTTTGGTTTCTGTAATCTCTTGTTTCTTTAACCAATCTAATACAGCATTGAACTCTGGTCTATCAAACTTGACGTAATCGACAATACACTCTTCCAGCTTAATTGAATCACGCTTGGTCTGGTTAATCTTACGCCCACCATGGGGTAACTTCCTATAGCAGCTACCGGGGCTTTCCTCTTCCAGACGACTGATAAACAAATCCTTACCAATTTTAGTATCATTAAAATTAAGTAGGTTCTTATTGTATTGTTTACCCAAATTCTCACGAAACTCAATAGCCTCTCTATTGTGATTATAGAAAGCAACAGTAGCCATAACGTCATGCACGTTATAATCAATCAGTACATCCTTCTGCTCATCCGTAAGCTCTGTCCCAACAAGGAACGGTAGATCGGACACATCATCCATACGCATGTTGAATTCAATCATCTTCAATGACGTGCTTCTTGCCCTGTTGTCATAGTGATTTATCTTATACAAATCAATCTGAGGAATAATAATATCCTTCGCCTTAACTTGTCCAGCAAACTTATCCTCATCTTGAGCATCAATCAGTGACATAGCTTTATCGTAGATTGCTTTATATCCTACACCCTTATTGAATAGAATAAAATGTAGCACACTGTAATCGAAGGACAAATTGTTAAACCCAACATGCCGATTCTTCGCCTTATACTCATCCCGCATAAACTTACGCAGAGCTTTCTCATCATTACGACGATCACTAATCTCGAACACCCGCACATCCTTTGTGCGAGTGTTGGCGAATACTGCGCTGAAACAGTTCGGAAATGTTTCCAGATCGTACACGACATCATCTGGCATAATTAAACTTCCTCAGTGGTAGGGCGCTGGATATTCCAACCTTTCTTTTCAGCTACAATATCTACGCCCATTTCTTCAGCAATTTCACCGAACAATTCTTTATCCAAATCAACCTCATTCTCATACGGGTCAAATGTCTGATACAAACGAGTGGTGGTGTCATCATAACGCAGCCAACCCGCTGGGCCTGTTTCTGAATAACGTCTGTTCTTAACACACTTCAGTTGTGTGGAGTTACGTTGGTTAATATCCTTAGCCATCTTATCACGGCTTGCTAGAATGGTGGTGAATGACACTTGATTTATTGCTGAGGAACCTAAGAGGTCATATTCTGTACAGGCGTGAGGATCATCGCTGTCTGGTTTACGCATGTGTGACACCAGTAGAACAGCAATATTAGCCTCTTTAGCTAGTTTCAGAATAGAGTCCATAAACTCAATTACAGCAGTATTATCACTACTATTAACCGCCTGCTGAATAGGGTCAATAACAATCATATCACATTGTTCAGCCTTCGCCAAATACCGCAACTTGTTAAAGATTTCGTCATTACTCAGAGAACCTTGATGGTCAATGAATACGAAGTTATCTTTCTCGGCAAGACGACCAAAGAACTGGTTGCGCAGATAGGTCATATCCAGCTTGTCTTTAGTTTGCTTGCGTAAGTTAGTATCCAGCTCCAGTGACAACAAATCCCGTACTACTTCTTTCTGAGTAGCCTCAAGGTACAACGCACCGACCTTAAACTCTGTCTGTGAGATGATATGGTGTACAATATTCGAGATGATGCAACTCTTCCCGATTGACGTGTAAGCCCCAAATGTCACAACTTCCCCTCTGGCGATTCCACCACCAAGCATCTCATTCAACTTACCAAAAGAAGGAGGGAAAGGGATAAGCTCATCGTCGGTACTATTAGCAAAGGCGTCCCACATCTGCGACAACTTATAAACACCAACTGGTGAATATCGCTCTGCTTTCCAGAATACATCAATCAAATCTTTCTCTTTACCATTACGCACGTAATCATTCGGGTCTTTGAATCCAGTGTCATTAATTTTACAAATGAACGCCTGTCCCGGCTTGAGAATACGGGCAACTTCGTCAGCAGCCTTACGTCCAGTATCGTCGTTATCGAGCATGATGATAACTTTCTCGAACGAGGATACGTAATCATAGTTAGCTTTAACTTGAGCAGCAGTATTCGGCTCACCATTGGTTGCAGACACAACGGGGGTTTTATAGCTGGTGCGCTCAAGGTTGGCTTGGGAGAATGACATTACGTCCTCTTCTCCACCAACGATTACAAGGAATTTACCACCAGCAGCAAACTTAGTCTGACCAAAAAGCTGTGACTCTTTAGTTTTGTTTTTACCTAGCGTAAAGAATCCCGGCTTATCCGTAGACTCACCTTTACTCTTAGCTTCTTTTGCTAGTACATCACGCACATGGAAACCAGTGATTTCATCATTCTCTGTGACCGGATAGTACCTGTACAACGGATTATTATCGTCATCTACTCTAGTGTGTACGCCAAAGAACTCACAAGTGCTTTTCTTGATACGACGATCCTTCCAGCCAATCATCGGTAGACTCTGGATGGATTCTAATTCTTCGATACTCAATTTATTACCCCCTGATTTTTTATTGATAACACCTCTCGTGTCATACCCCTCTACTTCCTCTGGATTCAAATAACCACAGGTGCTATAACAAAAACCATCCACATATTTATTACCATCCTCATCTTCTTTTTCGTATAAGGCAAGTGGGTCGCTACCATGACACTTCGGACAACTCATCCCACTAGCTACAAGTACACCTTCAACCAGCTCACGTTTCGGCTTACGCACTAATATCCTCCTCACAATTATCTTTGTACCAATGTTCTATCATCTCTTTGGTAACAATCTCGCACTCAATAAGACGATCAATAACATCAGAGAATGTGCAATCATGCAGCAACCCATCCTCTACTAGAGGTATGATCAGATTCCTGATCTCATTGAATGAGCAAGAGTCTTCAACGATTTTAGCGCCGTGTGTTTCGGCAATTACCGTAAAGAAGTTTTCCCAGATACTATATCGCTTTACTGTAATGTTCATATATCAATCCTCCTCGCCCATTAACCCTTTGAAATACTCATAACACAATGTATTAAAATCAGTATCATCCAGCCCCCACTCTTGCGCTATATATTGATAACTGGGAGGAAGGTCCTCAAACAATTGCATCAATATCTCTTTAGAATAAGATTGCCCTGTCACCTCGAACACTGTGTCATGGAAACGAAACCAATTATCACCTTCAATTAGTTTATCCCACATATATCAATCCTCCTACCATTTACCCTCAATAAACAAATCACCATGACTACATGGACTAATCATAGTCTGGCAATACTCATTCCAATTCTTTCTCAAAGTATCTCTACTGTATTCCGCTGTACACCCTGTGCGACTATACACAGACAGAATGCTTTCAGCAACTACTGCAAAGTGATTGTACATGCTTCCACCACAACCACAGGCTGTACTTAATCCATTATTGAATCTCCACACTTTGGGTTTGAAGTTACAGCAAGGACATTTCATCCAGTGTTCATCTTCAGACACATCCTCATAAGCATCAATACACACATAACCATGGTTGACCTTATGACCATGGTTGTATTTAACTGTGTACTCACCGAACTCTGACTTTACCTTAGACTCTATCATATCTCGCCTCCTGTCTACTCAGCCAACTCGCATCATACCACAGGTGATAAGCATTAGGTATAACTTGAGGATAATCCTCCCGCCTCAATGTATATAGTGTCCCAGCTTTCAATGAAGCCTCATCTATTAGATATTTATGGATATGATTAATACTGTTATATTCACTGAGCAATCTCTTAGCCAATGCGTCATACACAGAATCATCTACGAGAGATGAAAGCTGTATGTAATAGGCGTAGCTGAGTATCAGATATAGATTTACGCAAGAGGATATTGGTATATCATTTATGGATATTATACCTAGAGTTGGGTGATTGAATGTCATCCCTCATCAATCCACTGAAACAACTCTTTAGCCTTATTGAGCGCCAGAATCAAATTATCCACATCTTCCATATCAACCAGCGCCAATTCATTATGATCATTACCTACCAGCATAATATGATTCTCAAACTCATCTGATTTTGCTATGATATACGCTTGTTCGTCCTCGTGACCATCTGCAAATTTAATCTCTGTTATTTCTACTAAACCTTGTGTGCGAATATCAAACATGTCTATTTCTCCTCTAAAAATAATGATTGATTAAAACGATTGCTGTACCTACAGCAAAGCATAATGATCCCGCAAAGTAAAACCAATACGGCAGCATGGTATTAACCTTCAATAATTACAACAGGAATTTCACTTCCATCCAACACTCTCGGACAAACGGGATAATCCGCGTCATTTATTCCTACCCCGCAAACTAACTTGTTCTTCTTATAAACACTGGCCACCTTTCTCCTCCTGCTTACTATTAATAGATTCTTCTATATCATCTATACTCAGATGGTGCGTGATAAAAGGTGTATTGGGTATAATGCCGTGCTCAGCATCTTTATAGATAACTTTATAAGATACACCTTTACCTACTTTGTGTCTGCATAAATATGTACCCGTTTTATGAGGTAGACCTTTGTTCATAATCAATCCTCCCGAGAATCTTCGCGCATCTCACGCTTCAAGTCATCCAGTTCAATATACAGTGTATCGAGATCATCTTCAAGCTGTTTAATCTCTCGCTGAGTTAAGCCGCCAGATTCTAGTTCATATTCTACTTTATTGATGTCGACTAGGATTTTGTTGATTCTTGAAAAGCTCATAGTGGTTCTCCTTTATTTTACAAAAACGTACTTACCCGATAATCCGTGATTCTTACCTCGCATTCTACTGGCGTGTGCCATAGGACTACACCACCCCGTCTTGTCTAACATTCGGAACATATCCCTAAATGCGTAACCTACATCGCACCTATATTCCACCTTACTTTCAGACACAATACTACTATCATCAATCTTTAAGACTTGACAGTGCCACCAACCACCGATGTAAGTAGTCCTTGTTTTCAGAATCTCTTTCATATCATACACCTCCTATATTTGACAGTACAATATCACCCCAAACACTCCTTGTCAAGCCCAAAATCAACTATTTCATTCCAATAGTGTCTAATCTCACCTATACTATTATACCAAATAGTTCAAGAATATCAAACACTTATTTCAATATATTAGAGGTGATCTATGACAGACGAAAATGATAATGATTCTCAGCAGGTTAAAAC